GCCTCTGCATTTTCTTCCTTTGAGATTTGACTTTCTCTCTCTAAGGCAATTCTTGCTTGCTTATCTCTTTCCTTTTCACTTTCATAATTATTTTTTGCAATCAAACTTAAGATAGCAGTATTTTTAATCAGACCATTCAAGACTTCTGACAAACCATCGTAACGAATCAATCCACCACTCTTTACACCAGATGCTGCAGAGGGCAATGGAACAATAGCACTTCTCCTTGGAATGGCTCTTGTCTTTGGTTTTACGGTAGTAGTAGTTGTCTCAGTAGAAACTGTATCCTTTTTCTTTTCAGGTATAAAATTTTCTTTTTTGACCTTTTTTGATCTGTCTTTTTTTGAGAAGACATTCTGTAGTAGACCTTTTAGTAAAAAGTTCATTGCTCTTTACACCACAATATTATAAAGACTCATGGTAGAAATCATGGTCATATTAGTTCCATCTGTAGCAGAGAAAATAGGAACTTGTTTTTGTGTTGCTCCAGATGCACCTGATCCAGATGCAGTAGGTGATGAAGGTCCGCCAGGATTGCCAAGAGTGGCTATAGATTGTGTCAATTGAGAGGGTGGGCTCGGGGGTGATACTCGTGCCATGGTAGAAGAAAATTGTGCTTGTGTTGCTGATGACGTAAATTGTGGTTTGGTTCCCTTTAAGGAGTTGATTGCATCTAATGCCCTTTGATCATACTGCAACCTATTTCTTGGGTCAGCAGTCCATGGCTGAGCACCTCTTTCACTTGCCAATTGAATTGCCAATCTATCTTGGTTAGCAGCACTAAATTTGTCAGATCTCTTCAGACCCGCTCTCTCCATCAATCCTTTTAAAGTATTACCAATGAATTGATATGCGCCAGCAGCATGAATAAACCCCTCTTTATTTGTAAGACTCATATCTTGTCTATCTATGACTTCGCCAAAAGTCATATCAGTAAGTCTTCTTCCAATAATATCTTTCGAGTTGCCACTTCTAGGAGCAGCACCAGTTTTATCTGCAACTGTTCCTTGATTCATGGCATCATATCCACCAGATCCTGCAGACTCATACTTCTTAATATATCCCAGTGCAGTGCTTTGTGGTTGTGTCAATCCAGTTGAAGTGGAAGTTGATGTCTCTCCACTTGCCGCAGGGGCAGATGTGGAACCGCCTGAGGTTGACCCCGTAGATCCTGTAGATCCTGTAGATCCTGTAGATCCTGTAGATCCTGTAGAAGAATTGTCCTTTTCTTCTGGATATGGGATCGAAGGTATCTGTATTTTATTTGCAATGCCTGCAGCATCAATCAAAGGTATTTGTCCAAGATCAAACTGTGGAATAAGATTTCCTGGTAGCAAATTAATTACATAATTTAAAGCATCTTGAATACCCTTTAGTTGAGTATTAAAACCTGTAATGACGCCATTGACCTTATTTAAAGTGCTCTCAACAAAATCACGACTGAAGTCATTAATCTTATCAACCACACCGTTAGCCCAGTTTACAATTGGTCTAAAGTATTCGATTGGATTTTCTATGATCTTAATGATCTCCATTACAATCTTGGAGATCAAAAGATTTTTAGCGATATCAAAAATACTATCAAGGATATTTTTAACAGGTGCTAGTGCCTTCTTTGCAGTTTGAATGAATGAGTTGCCTGCCTTTTTTGCTTCTGATCTTTCTTCTCTTTTATTTTTTGCTGCCCTCTCTGCTAATCTTCTTTCGTTCTCCTCTCTTTGCTTTTGTTGCTTATTTGATAAGACAAAAAATTCAATCGCCTTCTTTACATTCTCATTTACTTCACCAATTTTTGCAATTAAAATATCATCATCTCTCTGAGAATTGGTTGTAGACTTGATTCTCTTTGAATCGTCAGATTTAATCTTAGATATTTTTGGTCTACTCTTTACTCTTGCAGTTCTGCCTTTACTGCCAACCTTTTTTTCTTTGGGGATAACAATAATCGCAGAAGATTCCTTAGAGGAGTTATTATCTCCCCTAACAGATCTTAAAAGATCATCTAAACCATCTGGAATGTTATCGTTATCAGCCATTTGCTTGCTTGTACTTGAGTTCTTCTTCCTCCAAGTGTTGCTTCAAGAGAGTGACATATACATCACGCTCCCAAGGCATCATATTTTCAACTTCAGTTAATGAATATTTATGGTATTGCATCAAAGAAAAGTTGAGTTTATAATAATTTTCCAAGTCCATGTGGGACATGCCTATGCGAAAAAACTGGACAAACCCTCCAAAACGACAGTGCTTTTCTTTCTGGTCTTAGGATTGGTTACCTTAATTTCATAAGACAACTTGGGCATTGTCTCAAAGAACTTTTCAATTTGCTTGAACTGATTAGAGTTCATCTGCTCAAGAAACTCAATGACTTCCTCTTTGGTCACATCAGCAGTAGACCAAACTTCATCCTCAGTATAGATCTTATCAATACAAGAAGCAACCAATTCAAATGATTGATCCATGTTAGCACCATCTCTCATATCAAAGTTACTGGAAATAAATTGACTCAGTGATGGATACTTCATCTCCATCATCATCTCATCAGAAAGTTTGATTTGTTTATTATGATCTGGATTTTCAACAACTTCAATTTCATCAAGAGGAACTTTAATAGGAATCTCAGTCACACCATCATCAGGTGCAATAATATTGACCTCAACTTCTTCACCCACAGACTTACCTCTGATGTTGAGGAAAAGATATTCAATATCAAAAGTAGGAAGAGTTTCTACTTTGATACCCTTAGTTTCAATGCAGTTGGAGAGAACTGTTTTGATTGCTGTGGTAATTTGTTTTGTATCTTCACTCTCTAGAGCAAGAACCAATAACTTCTCTTCTCTTACAAGAAAAGGTCTATATTGAATTGTCTTCTTAGTCGATGGCAATTCCAACTCATACGTCGGCGTAGAGATTTTTGGTAAAGGCATAACAACCTATAGATATTTCAGTGTGATTATTTAGTGCTACTGCACAGGACCGATGAAGTCACCTGCAGATCTTATTCTGCCTGCCCTACCAGCTTCATACAACTCATTCAATGATTGCTGAGAGTTGCCCAAGAAAGGACTTGCTTTAGGTGGACCTAAGAATCTTGGATTAGATTGTACTGGAGGTTGTGGCGCTCCAGGTCCAGTACCACCTCCTGATGGGGGAGTTGGAGTATTTAAAGGAGCACCATTTCCTGTAACAGGAAAGTCAATGTAACCAGCACCAACTCTTTCCTTCACATATCTGATATAGGAGAAAGCAACATTGCACTTTAAGATATCACTTTGCTCATAACTTACTGGCATTGAAGTAATACTAATAGGAAATGCCTTAACGAAGGTGTATGCCAAATTCTGTCCAGCAACATCCTTTTCAAATTTTGTCAGATAGATATCATTCTTATATGTTTCTGGATAGTTAAATCTATAATTTGCTACTGGACTCTTGGCAACATTTTGATTGCCTTGACCACTAATAAAATCAATCCAACTATCAAAGAACTCGACAACATTATAGTTTCTGTCAACATAGAAAGTCAAGTTCAAAGTATCATCATATTGACGCCTATATGCCATCTGCTCAGTAACACCATGATAATCATTCTCGACTGTATGCGTCCTCAAGAATGTTCCAGGCAGAGATGCTTCACTACAGAGCAATTCTAAATCTTCACCCTCAAAATAATAGTTGAAACCCTTGACCTGAAGAAAGGCAGCAACTGATGGGGGTGGTTGAATCTTAACTTGATATACTGATGTCTGGGCAAGATGCAAAATCCTGCTCTTTAAGTCTGATGTCTTGACTCTATTTGGACGTGGAGCAGGCATCTATAAATAATCTTGACTACTATTACTATGTATGGCTGAAAGTATCAAAAGTATCTTCAAGCCTCAGCACCCTGAGAAGTATCAAGGCAATCCCAACAATATTATATGCCGATCTTCCTGGGAGAGACATTTCTGTAGGTGGTGTGATACAAGTCCTGATATTGTCAAGTGGGCAAGTGAAGAATTTAGTATACCATATGTGTCACCAAAAGATGGTAGAGTTCACAGATATTATCCAGATGCTTTAATCCAAAAGAAGGATGGAAAAAGATATCTTATAGAAATCAAACCCAAAAAACAAACCAGACCTCCAGAGAAAAAGAGTAGAGTTACAAAATCATATCTCTACGAATGCATGACTTACGAAATAAATAAAGCCAAGTGGGCTGCTGCTCAAGAGTTTGCTCTAGATAACGGTGTAGAATTTCTTATTCTAACAGAGGACGAGTTAGGTATCAAGCAGTATGGATCCAGAACAGGAAAGGTATCTAGAAGATCCAACAAACCGAATAAACGCAAAGGTAGATGATATCATCAGTCTAGGTGATCCTGATGACATGATGATTGAGATTCTAGGGACTCTAACAGAAACTGAACTCGTTCCTGATGTTGGCAAGTATTATACCTTTGTATACAAACCAAAGACACCTAGAATTGAGTTTGATGAATACCCTTTGATTGCTTGTGTTGGTCTATTCAAATGGGGTTTTAGAGGTGTCAATTTTCACTGGGGTCTGAGAGACGGCAACACATTTAGAAATTACACCTGGGAGGAAGTGATCGGCA